CGCAGGGATTCGATTGCGTTTTTGAGATTCATAGTTAGTGGGATTTGTAGGTGGGGGTTAATTGTTGCAAAAAAGCGGTAAGTTCATCGGCCAAGCCAGCGAGTGCGACCTCCAGTTCGGATTCGGTTTTGTCCATTCCAAAAAGCCCTTCAACGGAGAAACCCCGGAACAGGTTGCGGTTGTCCCACACCTCGTCGTTCTCTACTTTGAAGGACCCGAACCAAGAGCCGTCGGGGGTATCCTCGTAGCCCTTGGGTGGCATGATGCCACGCTCGGAGTCGGTGATGTAACTCTCGAACATAAACACGCCATCCAGTTCAGCATTGTGGTAGGCATTGACGTTGTGCTGGTTGCCTTGCTTGAAATACTTTTGAACGATTTTGCGGATGGTTGCCTTGTCAAAAACAACGTAGTACTCGCCATAGGTTTCGTCCTTCCTAAAGATGGGAGTGTCTGCAAGCATGAGAGGGCCAGTCAGGACCCTCCGTTCGCCTGTTTCACTAAAACGTTGTGGTGTCTTTGCGAAGGCTTGGAATGGCCGTTCAATCGCCGGCATGTCGGTCAGGGCCACGAATTGGACCCCTTCATCCACCTCGTCCACGGTCATCCTGTAAATGGGTAGTTCCATGCAGGTAAATGTCCTATGCCCCCAAAGTTGCAAATTCCTCCAACCTCCGAACCCTCCGAGTGCTTTGGGTGATGTCCCTCTCCACCACATAGGCTCGCATTGGCGATGAACCTTGACCTTGGCCCATTGCAGCACCATCGGTTCCAAGCATCGTCATTTGCGGATTGGCAAAGATGGGAGGAGGTGCAACCTCTCCGCCTTCACCACCCCCGGCAGTCAACGCACCACCGCCTCCACTTGCCGAACTCCCTTGGAATTGGGTCTTACTGATTTTTGCAACCTGTGCCAAACCTGCTGCAAGGGCGATGCCTGCGTCAACGAACTGACGACCCGTTGCAAGTTTAATCGGGTTCCCTCCAGCAGTCAGGGCAGCGGTTACGGCCATGAAGGTGTTGATAAGGGCTTGACCCATGCTGGCCTTCTTGTTTATCTCAAAGGCTTTTCTTTGGTCTTTCTCGGACTTGCCCAAGCCAGCGGTCAACAAATCACCAAGCGCACCAACGGCATTTGATGCCATCTCCAAGTCCTGTTGCCTACGTTTGCGTTCAATTTCCCCAATCTTGGCAGCACTATCCTCGGCAATGCCTTGCTCTTTAAGTCGCATTTCCTCGGTCAGCAGAATATAGGCTTTAGCAAACTCGTCCGAATCCGTGAATCTCTTTTTGAGGTCTGCTTCCCTTTGTGCCTTTTCTTCCCGAAGGATTGCAAGTTTCTCATCTCGCAAAGCCTTTTCCCTTGCGAGTTCATCGTTTATCCTGCCAATTTTAGCCAAGCGAAAATTCTCGGCTTCTTGACTGGCTGCCGAATCCATCGCCCTCAAATCTTCTGCATCTTTCTTCTGCTTTTCTATTGCATCGGTTCGCAGTTTGGTTTGATAAGTCAGCCTTGCGACCTCTTTCTCGTGAATCAGTTGCGCTCGCTCTTCTTCTTTCTCGGCTGCTGCAATCCTTGCGTCGTAAGCAGCCATCAATAGTTTCTGCACCTTTGCCTCGCTTTCGCCTCTTGCCTCTGCAAGTTCAACCTGCCTTTGCGCTAATTCGGATACCGCCTTGAGGTCTTTCGTTTCAATGCCCAAGAAATCCTTTACGGCTTTTGTAAGTTTTTCCCAGTTCTCAACAAGCAGTCCAACACCAACAATCGCTGCACCAATACCCGTTGAAATCAAGGCGGTCCTAAAGAGGCGAAGGCTTACGATGGTTCCTTTCAGCGTCTTGTCGTAAAGGGCCAAGGCAATCCTGTTAGCGGTGGTTGCTACGGCACTCGTCTTAGTCGTAATGGCAAGCAAGGCCTGTATGCTTTGAAGCAAAGCCATAGACGCTTGAACCTTCATCATTGTTTTTTGAAGGTCCTCGTTCTCTTCGCCATACAAGGCCGACATACTCGTCGCAATCGTGAACCCTGCAGTTACTGCGGTCAAGGCTTCCGAAAACAACTGCATCCCTTGCGTTCCTGACTTTGCGACCGAATCAACGGACTGCTCAACGCCTTCAATGGTTCGCTTGAACTCCCCTGCCTCTTGCTGAAGCCTTATGAACTCCTCGGTGTTTTGCTTGCCGGCAACGGCAAGTTCAATCATCCGCTTCTTCGCAGCATTCAGTTTATCCTCAAGTGATTGAAGTGCTGGACCGCTCGCATCAGTAGCGGTTACCTTAATCGCAATTTCTTTGTTTACGTCTGCCATAGTTTTTTATTTGTCTGCCCATGCTGGTAATCCCGACACAACCTCCAAGACTTGACCTTCGTTTCCTATTGCCAAGTTGACCCAATCGGCTCCATCCCAATACTTGATGTCGCCTACTGCATCGCCCGGTGTGAAACCTTCACCTGCTGGACCGACCGCACCTGTTGCTCCAGTCGCACCTGTTTCACCGGGAGGGCCTGCAACCGCTGGCAGTTCCTTGACCGATGGAATTGGAGGTACTTCGTTCGGGTAGTCCGAGTCCGTTGCTGGAACCGGGCCGTCGTAGGGTAGGTAACCGATTTGCTTGAACACGAACTCGGTCAAGTTGAGAATCCTGCGAAGGGTTACCCGGCAAGGCTTCTGCTGACCTATCTCGTAGTCCCTGACCTCTAACAACCGCCAACGGACCCCTCCGTAGTAGATAGGGGTGCGGAAGTCGAGTTGGCTGATGTCCACGGCATTGAGCATAATGGACAACTCCAACTGCATCGCTTCACGGCTGACCGTTTCTTGAATAAAGTTCCACCAATAGATGTTGAACAGGTTGTTGTTCGTGTATAGGTAGGGGTCGCTATTTGCGGCGACATTCACCGCATAGTACAACTGCTTAGGGATGCCAAAGGCGAGGTCGAAATCTGCTGCGTAAGGGTTGTCAAGGTGGCTGACAAAGGGCAGACTCAACAACGATTCCGCGAGTGCTACCGAACCGCTGACCGCGTATTGGTAGGCCCACGTCGTCGGGGCTTCGATAAGGTTGTACTGGGCTATCCTGTACCCGTTTTGAAGGGTCTTGACGGTTCCCGATAGGGCAGAGCCATCTAAGTCCCAAGTCCTTCCAACGACCTTATCCGTTGTGAAGTTCGCAGGGATTAGAGTGCTGCAAGCGAGTTCGACGACGTTCTCGCCTTTGCCGTAGAAGTTGTCGGTCGTGAAGATTCGCCCTCCGTAGCCTTCCTTGGCAAGCGGGTAGTTAGACTTGTCCAACTTGGACAAATAATCCCCGGCATCCTTGTACTTGAACACGATGGTCTTGTACTGATTCGGGTCCCCGTTCGTGATGTTCTGCTCTGCGTTCTCATCCGATTTCTGCGACCAGTCCACGACCCCTGATGAATAGAAGTCCACCCAAGGCTCCACGATGAGGTTCTTCGGGTCGGAAGGGTCCGGCATGAAGTAGAGGTTGAACATCTTTTGCAGGTCTTGCAGAAGGTCCGATTGCTTCACGTCAGCAGGCAGGGCGGTCCTCATGTCAATCGTCCCGATACTTACGGGGTTCTCCAAGCATTCCCAAAGGACCGTTGCACCCGAAAGAATAGTGCCAGCACCTCCAAGAGCAGGGGCCGTAAACGCAAAGCCGATGTTTGCGGTTGTGTTTTCGGGTATAAGTACGTCAGGAAAGACTACCTGCATTTGCTCATTATTCCGTACCGTTATGCCCGTTATTAATGCGTTATCGGTAGAATTAGTCAAGTTTCGGATGCTCATATTTGCCCTAACCGTTGGAACGGTTGCCGAAATTGTTTCAACAGTAAAGTCAACCGTTACCCGCCATCTTGTTGGAACGAATGGAGCGACGAAGGTGCTGGACGAAGGAACCCAATAGCCGGGGCGGTCATAGTAGGTCCCAGTTTCGTCCGGGAACTGCATCGTGAGGTTTTGGTTAAGAGACCCACTTACGCTGCCTGTACTCGCTGCAAAAATGTTTGACCCCGACAGGTTGACCGATAACTGCCCGGCAGCGTATGGAATGACCAACTTGCCGAACCGCTCCGAGTTAAAGAACTCCGATGTGTACCGATACCCTGCTTGTGCGAAGATGAGGTCCACCATCTTCTTCACATAAATGCTTGGGGTCATCTTGTAAAAGGGAACCGCAAACCACCCCTGCGTTACCACGTCGGTATAGCCGTAGGAATCCACCAAGCCGTAAACGTAACCGCTCGCACCACTTGCCGTCCAAGTTGCAGAAACATGAGCAGAGGTCAGCGTGTGGTTCATTCCGCTTACCCCAACGGTTGTCGCAAGTAGGTTGCCCTCAATGGACTTGAACAGGCTTACGTCGTCCGAGAATAGGCCCACTTCGTAGGTTACCTCTCCCCGAATCTTCGACATGGAAATCAGTTGCAGGACTCCGCTGAACACCTGCACCCCGTCCTCCCACATGGCAGCACGAATCTTCTTGTTTGGTTGAAAGCCACCCACGAAGGACTGGATGTTGTAAGCATGACCAAAGCAGTCCCGATTTGTTGTCGTATTAGGCAACGTGATGGTCTTGGAGAACGACCCCCTCCGCTTGGTTATGTCGGCAATGTCCTCCACCGAAAAGGTCAGGGCGATGTCGATTTCGCCCATGGTGTCCAACACATAAGCGAGTTCGGGTTGGTCGTAAATGGTCGCAAAGGTTGAGAACAGGCAGCCAAAGCAAGCGTCCTCCCTGCTCGTAGCACCATCGGCATCGGCTCGGTCGTTGAACGCATTCCAAGCCTGCAAGTCGGTGGTGTAGTCAGCAGTCGGGTAGGCGATGAGGGTTACGCTCATAGGATGTTATTCTTGTAAGCCACGGCAACCTCGACCTGCAACTGAGTCAGGCGGTCGTTCCTGCGAGTCGTGAATTGGTAAGTATTAGCGTTGACGATGGCTTCGACTAATTGCCCATCCAGTTCAAGCCATACCTGCCCGGAACGGACCATCTCAATCAGCCAAGCGGATTCGGCATCCGTCAGCCAGTCCGAGTTGAGGGCGTAAACGTAATCAAACTCCCCCGCCCATACTTTGTCGTAAGTCGTGGTTGCGTAAACGTCCGAGTTGTAGCCGAACGTCTGCCTGCTGATATTGGCCCGCTTGCGGTTCTTGAGCGTGAAGGTATAGGAGTCAATGCCCCCGTACTTGTTTTGAAAGTGAACTGGGATGGAGTTGAATCGCTCGCAAGGTCCGAAGGTAAAGGTCGTGATGACTGACCCCAAGCCCTGATTGGCCAAGAACTGCACCGTGTACGAATCCCCCTCAACGGCTCCACTCAATGCTGCGATGGTTCCCGATAGTTGTGCAGGTCCGCATCCGAAGCGTTGGATATTGAAATCCGTTGTACCTGAAAGGCTTGGGCTGACTGCTATGTCGTAATTGACCCCCTTGTAAGCCACACGGCCCGAAACGAGGTAGGTGTCATTGGCGGACACGGCAGTAAACTTCGTGGCGTTGATAGCAAGCCAAGCCTTGCCTCCACGGTACACGGTAAAGGCCGTAGGCGTTGTCAGGGGCTTAACGGAGTTGAACGAGGAATTGATTCGGAAGTAAGGATTAAGGTTCCAGTCTTGGAACTCCAACTGCTCCAAGTTCCCCGCAAACCCCATGACCCCGCTGACGGTGGTAACGGTCCCCGTCTGCACGACTGGGGTGTTGCCGTATTCCTCCATGAAGTCGAGGCGATATCCCGAATAATACCCGGCATGATCCACGAAGCCTGTTTGGGTCAGCGATGGCTTAGTCGGTGCAATCAGGGTTTCAACGACCTTGGCAACGTCAAAGAATCCGAAGTTGGTGCTGGGCAGTTTGTCGCACTTGAGCCGGGCAAGGGTCGTCCCTGCTGGGTTCTTGACATCGCAGACGTACCTGTAATTGGGTTGTGCAATCAGCGAACCGCTGACTTTGAAGAGCATCTTGTTGTAAACGGGGGTTGCTACGAGAGGCGACCCGGAAAGGACGGTTGTTGCCATTTTATAGTTTGGTTGCTACGCTTATGGATTTGCCAAGGACCTCTGCGATATTCTCGGTCAGGACCTCTATCATTTCGGGGCTTACTGCATTGCTCATGAAGTTGGTCGCTCGCAGACCTTCCCTCCGAATCTTGTTGGCGATGTTGATCGCAAAGGATCTGTTTGCTGCCTTCTTGTCCCTGCCTTCCAGAGGAATGCCCTTAAACGCAATCCACTCCTGAATCGGGCGGATAGGTGGACGTTTGTCCCGGTATTGGAACGGAGAGTTAGGCGCACGCTTGCTTGAGTTTGCACCCTTGACACCGAGGTCAACAAACTTCCAATAATCCGCTGCCTCAATAGCGACAACGAAGGACTGGTCGTTTAGGGATATAGGGGTTACGGTTATAGACTGCGAGAGGGCATTGCTTGCGATGGCGTTCGACTTGGCAAGGTTCTCCTTTGCAAGACGGACCACTCCTTCCAGCCACTTGACAACCAAGGCGTGGGACTTGTTCTCAATGGCCCCATCTTCAAGGGCCACACCAAAGTCAGCAAGGGCCTCCCTTTGGATGTCGGTCAGTTTCTTTCCTGACCCTCCCACAAAGACGTTGAACTCCATGTGGGTAAATGTAACCCGTGCCGGATAGTGTCTATCTGCGTCTTGCTCGCTCCGCCTCCATCCGTTCGGCTTCCAAGATGTCGTGAATCAGGAGGGCATAGTTCAGAAACTCCACCGCCTTCATCGCAAAGATGGCATCAAACTTTAAAACGTCCTTGTTAGCCATCCTCCACACCACCATCAGCCATCCGTAGCCGGCAAGAGGGCTTACGTCAACCCCTCGGCCTTCGTCATCAGGTGCTTGGAATAGTCGCTCAAAACTTTCAAGTAGGACTCTGAACTTAGCAAAAAAAAACTGACAACGCCCCAAACGTCGCCCACCTTGGCGTGTTTCTTCATGAGTTCGGCTCGCTCCGCATGGGCAGCCCCGTCGTACTTTTTCGGGAATAACCCGAATAGACCGCCCTCCCTGCACAGGGTTGCCATGATTCGGTGGAGGTTCTGCAACAACTGCTTTTCGTCCGTGGTGTTTGCGTCCATCAGTTCAATCAACTGCCCGGCAGTCAACTCATCCGTGAAGACCGTTGGAATCCACCACTTGCCCCCGGCTTTGAACTTTCGCTTGTACCCCAACGCAGGCAATGCGTTCCACTCGCTTATGATGGCCTTGTAACGCTTTAGGACACTCTTGGCGGACATCTCTCGGACAAGTGATATGTCCACCCCCTCAACGATTGCGACGACCCCTGCACGCTTGTCGTAGTCCCCAAGGACGCTGGAGAACTCAATGGCTCCGATGCGTTGGAACTGGTCGATGGTGAGGTCTTGGAGTTTCATAGTCGAATGTACCATTGTTGAGTTCCCGGAACGACCTTATGCCTGCCCTCAAAGGCTTCGCCTACGGCTTTAATAACTCCGGGCCATCCTCCAACATAGTCGTCCCCACAAATAAATCCACCCTTCTTGACCTTCGGGAGCCAAGCCTTGATGTCTTGCAGAACAGGCTCGTATTCGTGCGATGCATCGATGTAAACGATGTCAAAAGCAGAATCCTTGAATTTCTTGCAAGCAGCCAACGACTCCATATTCAGCAAAGAAACCCTATCTCGTATCGGGTCAAGGTTATTCAAAGCCTCTTCGTATAATGGGATTGAATTGCTCGCCTTGTGTTCAGGCGAGCCTTCAAAGTGGTCAATGGCTACCAACTTGTAATCAAGCCCCCTGCTGACAAAAATCTCGTCAAAGATGGCCGTGCCACGACCGAGGTAGACCCCGATTTCAGCCATGTGGTATTTTTCTTGGGGAGGCATTTCGTCAAGAATTAACTGAAGCAGTTGACCTTGATTTTCCATGCTTGACCAGCCAAAGATGTTGTCGTGTTTCATCGCTTGAAGAGGGTTTTAATGTTGGTGCTTCCGTGCTTGTAGTTGTTCGTTAGGTGGAACACCTTGCAATGGTCCGCAAGTTCGCCCTGCTCCGTGAATTCCAGCATCGGCTTTAGATTCAATGACCAAATCGGGAAAGATGCAAGGCTCTCCCTGTAAAGGCCATTGTTCGGGATATGGTCAAGTTCACCCGGATTACGGGTCAACACCTCCTTAAGCCTCTTGACGCTGAACATCCAAAAAGCGTGGTAGTTGATGAAGAAGGGCAGGCTCACATAGTCCTTGCCGTTGTACTGACACCAAACGGAACTGGGCAGGACCTCGTTCACGTCGGGGGTACATTCCCCTTCCTTGTCGTCGTAGGTTTCAATGCGAGTGAAGGATGGGTACAAGCCATCGGCAAACATCGAATCGAACCGCTCCGTGAAGTTGACGAAGCCCTCCTTGGGCAGCATCATGTCGTCCTCGAAGTAGGCCACCCAGTCAAAGTATTTGTAGGTTTCCTTGATGCGGGTGCGGTGTACTGCGGTCAGCATCCAAGGGTGTGAAAGTTGCGTGTGAGTGTGAACCGTTACAGGTTGGTCCGCAAGCAGCCCCACGACTTCGGGGTCGTTGGTGTCCACGAAGATATCGGCTTGTACCGGGTAGGACTTAATAGCCTCGATGACCCGGATGAGGTTTGGCAGCCTTTCGGGGTTGTGATGGTAGGCGATGTTTGCGAGTAGTTTCATATCAAAAAGTTACAACGAATTTTTCAGGTGAAGGCCAGCCGGGGTTGGAATCAAAGACCTTGGTGTCGGGCTTCTTGCCTATCCAATGCTCGGCTTGGAATCGGTGGTCCCTTGCAGGTTCGCCCAGTTCCTTGATGTGGCTCGACTTCGCCCACCAAAAGTTGCCCCCAAAGTAGGGGTAGCCGTCGGGGTTGTTTTGGTCAGCCATGTGTGGGAACTGCTCCTTGGTTATCCAATGACATCCTACGGCATCGACCTGCTCCAGCATTTGCATGGACCGCTCCCATGCGACCACGTTGAAGAACAGCATGGACCTGCCCCATAGTTGGGTTGTCAAGGATGGATTCGCAGCCCCCTTGGTGTGGGCGTACAGGTACACGGCTTCCTCTTCCTGCGAGGCCCGGTACATTTCGGTCAGCGTCGCCTGCTCCCAAGCGTTGGTCCGGGTTACCACGACCTTGACCTTATCTGCAACCATGGACCCTTCCAGCACCTCCTTGACCGCCTTGCGTTGTTCGGGTGGACCGACAATGCCGACACGGATTTCGTCCAAGACATTGATGAGGCCATAGTTACAGACCGCCATCATATGTTGGTTGAGGATTAACTGCCAATTCCCTCCGCAATAGATGTGGTAGTAGTGAACGACTTTCATAAGGTCCAAAGGAGGGTTAGAAGGGTGATGATAAAGAAAACGGCTGCAACCGCTTTGCCGATTTCGATGAGCAGGTCAATGATACGTTCGGTGTTCATCCCTGTACAGGGCATCCCTTAAGTTCAAACTGCTCTGGTGCATGCTTCTCGCTAACACCAATCGGGTCTTTGGTGTATGCCACAAGTTCTGCCATTGCCTGTTCAATGCTCTCAAAGGCAAATGACTTGCATCCCACCCTGATAAGGCATCCTCGGTCAAAGAATGAGATTTCAATATTCCATTGCTTCAGTCGATTGATTTGTTCTCTTGTGTGTGTCATTGTTTAGGGGTTTAGTACCGCAAAGTTACACCACAACATACTTCCCTGAGTTGCTTACTCTTAACTTGTTGAGAGCCACATACCGCATCGCATCGCAGGCGTGATTGAATGAATCAATCGGAACCCCCGTGTTCTTGCCTTCCTTGTCGGTGGCCCAAGTGTAGGACCGCAGTTCCTTGATGAGGTTGGTCGAGTCCTTGGTTACCTGCAATTTAAAGCGTTTCAGGATGTCGATGCCGTTCCGAACCGAATCGGGGCCTTTGTCCGCTGGCTTGATATTGAATCCAAGTCGGTAGATTTCTTCGATGGACTTCGGCTCTGCCGAGTCCGCCACTATCTCCCAAGCCCTTGTGATGCCCAGCGACCGCAACTTGTCTGCGATGTCTTGGTTGGTTAGGCCTGTTGCGTAGAGCAGTTCTTGGATCAGCAGGCAGTCCCCTTGGCGGTAGATAGCGACCAAGGCCGTAGGGTCGTTGCTAAAGCCCCAGTCAAGCCCAAGAGCGACGAATTTCGCACGGCTGACATCGATACCCTCCACCACCTCGAAGTCCTCGTATATCGCTCCCTGTAACGTCCCGACCTGACCGAGGCCATAGACCTTGTACCAGTTCGCCCAATACTCCGAAGTTTCAGCCTTGACCCTCGCTTTCTCGATGAAGTCCCTCGCACTCTTGGGGCAGGCTTCGTTGTCCTTGTAGGTTAGAATGAGGAAGTCCACGTCCTCGTCTTGCATCAGTTCGGAGTGAAACCAAAACTCGTTGACCGGGTTCCAGTCAAGGATGACCGATTGCTTGGTCCGTGCTGCCAATTCCGTGTAAGCGTGGAAGGAAAGGTTGTTGGCCTCGTTCATGTAGAGCCTGTCCCTTCTTGCACCCCTCAACTTGGAGTCATCGTCAGCCGAAAAGAACTCGATGTAAGACCCATTGGCGAACTTGTACCGAAAGTCGGTGGCGTTCCATCGGGCAGCATTGAACCGCCCAGTCACGGTCATAATCTTCATAAAGTCCCTCATGGCCCCACGCTTGAGGTGTGGGATGGATTCGGCTACGACGCTCGTTTCCGTGTACGGATTCTTGGTGCAATGGTCAATCTCAACGGCAAGGATGGAGTACGTTTTCGCCGCACTGGAACCGCCTTGTATGCCTTTTACAAACCGTTTTAAATCACGGATTTTATTTACCGCCGTTGTTCGGACGAATTTCTCTTGCTCTTTCAAGGGCTTGTTCTATTGTTTTGTATCTTCTTTTACAACCATGAACCCTAAAGCAATTTTCCTTGGTTTTGTAAATATATGGGTGTTCGGTTGAATACTTCTTGTCCGTATTCCTGAAAGTAAGGTTTTCCGAGTTTGTAACGTACCTAAGGTTTTCAAGCCTGTTATCTTCTTTAATTCCGTTTATATGGTCAACATATAGGCCTGATGGCTCGCAGAATGCACTCATGACCAAACGATGGACATAGTGGCTTTTACTTTTACCATCCATGGATACCAGCGAAATGCGTTTGTAACCCTTGTCATGAGTTCCTATTTTAATCCGCTCCTTTATCGTTCGCCTTATACCATCCCTTCTAATAATCACTCTTTCAACGGATTTGACGTTTCCATAATTAGAAACAACATATAGGCCTTCATAGCCCTTAACGTCCAAGAATTTTTCCATGCACAAATATAGTAGACATTCCATATAGGCGTTCCACTTTATTGGTGTTTGTGGAAATCTCTACTCTTTGTTTATTCGCTTAATCTTTTCGAGGTACACCACCGCATCCATCAGTTCCTCCTGTAAGTGCTGAATCCACTCCATCGGGGTCAGGTCGTTGCGGTCCATGGTCGTCCCGTACTTGGCTTTGCCCTGCTCGGCTCTTGTCCTGAATTGGTCAATGACCCCCTCAACGATAGAATCAGCCATTGTCGGGGAATAGGGGTTGCTCGATGTGGACCGTGTTCTCCTGCTTGTCAACCAAGCCAAGCAGACGTGAGGCGATGTTGGCCGAGTAAACGCCAGCACTTGAACCCTCCAGCATATCCTTGTCGCAGGTCAGCCTTATGCGTGTAATGATTGGTAAAAATTCCTTGTGATGGTCGCTATCTCCATTTCGATACTGCGATAGGTTATGGCAAACGCCATTCTCTGCAAGGTATCCCTCAAAGCCCCGAAAGGTAATCGGACGCTCTTTATCCCGGTAAACCATGTTTCCATCCTTGCCGACATAGTCCTGCACACGATAGGGGTTGGCCTTGTTCTCGGCTCGGTACTGCTCAAACGCAGCCCATAGTTCTTCGGGGGTATTCCAAATCGGGGGTCGGCCTGCCATTAGTATTCGATTTTGTCTATCAGTTCGTCAATCTTGTCCACTATTTTCATCTTCACCGCAAATGCATTCGGGGCATTGGACTCATCCACCGCTCCGATGCAGTCGCAGAGGGTCGTAATGACCATCATCAGCGAATCCATCCGAGCCTGCACTTGGGCTTCGTCTTCGTCTTTAGCCTTCGAGTTCGCCAAGTTCCCGAAGTTTGTTCCTGCTCCAAGAGAGAGCCGACTTGCCACCCCACAGGAGATAGGAGATG